TCAGCCACAGCAGCAGCCAATAGTGCGTCACAAGCAGCTAATAAATTACCTCTAGCTGGTGGTGCAATGACAGGAGCAATCACTACTAACAGTACCTTTGATGGGGTAGACGTTGGTGTTCGTGATGGTGTACTTACGTCCACTACCGCTACAGCAGTAGCAGCCTTGCCCAAAGCTGGTGGACAATTAACAGGCAATGTAACAAACACATCAACTGGTTCATTCCAAGTAGCACAAGGTACAACAGCACAGCGTCCATCAGGTACATCATTAGGACGCTTACGTTATAACTCTACAACTTCTGGTTTTGAAGGCTACACAGCTTCGGGGTGGGGTGAGATAGGTGGGGCTAATCCAAGCCTGTTCCCATTTTTTAAATCAGATGGTGCATTAGACACCATTGCTATAACTAACGCAGAGTTCCCTTTCTTTAAATCGAATGGTTCTCAAGATAACATTGGAGTCTCTTAATCATGGCAAAGCTAGTTAAATCAATATACACAGGAACAAACGTCACATCTTTAGGTGAACTAAATGACACAGACTCTATAGACCAAGGTGTTGCTGGAGCCATAACAGCTTTGTCTGACGCTACAAGCATTGCTACAAATTTAAATCTGTCTAATAATTTCAGTGTAACATTAGCTGGTAATAGAACTCTTGCTAACCCCAGTGGAATAACTGCTGGTCAATCAGGATCTATCTTTATTACACAAGATGGCTCAGGCTCACGAACATTAGCTTATGGAGCTTACTTTAAATTTGTAGGAGGCACTGCCCCTGTATTAAGTACAGCCGCAAACTCAGTAGATAGATTAGATTATGTTGTAGCAACAACTACTAAAATTCATGCAGTGGTTTCATTGGATGTGAAATAATGAGCGTCTTAAACGAGAATCAATTATTAGGTGCTAGCGGTGCTGGCGGTGACTATGAGATTGAGCAGAGTCTAAGGTTTAATGACAATGATGGTTCATATCTAAGCCGAACATTTCCTAGTGCTGGTAATCGCAAGACTTGGACATTTAGTGCTTGGGTTAAACGCACAAATCTTAGCTTATCAGGCAGTTCTATTTTTTCAGCAGGAGTGTCATCTGGCGCAAGAGGGATAATAGATTTTAACAACACAGATACTTTAAGATTTGGTTTTAACAACGGGTCAACATGGTATATAGCTGAAACTACAGCAAAATTCAGAGACACTTCTGCTTGGTATCATATTCTTGTAAAGTGCGATCTAGCAAATACTACAGCGATAATATATGTAAATAATGTTGCTCAAGCTACAAACTCAGTATCATGGCCTAATGCTGATAATGTTTTTAACAATAATGTATTTCATGCTGTCGGCAAAACTTTTGTAAATGGTGGCCTTTTTGACGGCTACATGGGCGAAGTCAACTTCATTGACGGACAAGCCTTAACACCTGATTCATTTGGTGAGACAGGCGACTATGGCGAATGGAAGCCTACCAAGTACGCTGGCGCATACGGAACTAATGGTTTCTATCTTCCGTTTGAGCAGGACTATTCCGTTGAAGGTTTTTCTACAGTCGTTTATGAAGCTAACACAAAAGTAAGATATATAGGTGGGACAGGCTTTCAGCCCGATTTTATCTGGTTTAAAAATAGAACAAGATCAAGCCCCCATCGTTTAGTAGACGCAGTTAGAGGAATACCTAAAACTTTATCTTCTAACACCACTGGTGCTGAGGCTACTGGACTATCTGACGGCACTGTAAATAGACTTGTCACAGGATTAACCGCAGATGGATTTACTCTAGGTATAGACGATGGCGGCTATCGTATCAACTCTGCAAGTGGCGATGATATAGTTGCATGGACATGGGACATGGGAGGCACAGCCGCCTCCAATACTAGCGGTACTATAAACTCTAGTGTCAGGGCTAACCAAGCTTATGGGCAATCTATAGTTAAATATACTGGCACAGGTTCAAACGCCACAGTCGGTCATGGCCTGTCATATGCGCCCGATATGATTATTTGTAAGTCAGATACAAATGGGTACGATTGGCCTGTGTATCATTCAGCGTTAGCAAGTGCAGCTCATGTCGTTACATTAAATTTAACTAGCGCACAAGAAGTCCAAACAAATAAATTTAATGGAACTGCTCCTACAAGTTCTGTATTTTCAGTTGGCACTCATGGGACAAACGTCAGCAGCAAACAACAGATAGCGTATTGTTTTAACAATGTCACAGGCTATTCAAAATTTGGTACGTACACTGGATCTGGATCTGGCAACAAAGCTGTAGCAACAGGGTTTGTCCCTGCTTTTGTGATGATTAAAAGAAAAGATGGTTCTGGTGATTGGTTTATATATGATAACGTAAGACAATCACAAGTCGGTTCAAATAAAAAGAAAATACTTAGGGCTAACACTACAGCAGTAGAAGACGAAAGTTCAAACTATTCGTTAGATTTTACGTCAACTGGATTTACTCTACAAACTAATGCTGCATATCTAAATGGCAATAACAATACTTACATCTACGCAGCATTCGCAGATACACGCGAGTACGCCTACTGGCTAGATCAATCTGGAAATAATAATGATTGGAATAGCGAAGGTGGATTGACTGAAAGTGATGTGATGGTTGATAGCCCTACTAACAACTTTTGTACGCTTAATCCATTGGATATGAACATAGACAATTACGCTATTACTGTTTCAGAAGGTAACCTTCAAGCGGCTGGGCCGTCTGAGGGGAGAAGTTTACGAAGCACAATGGGTATGCCAAGTGGAAAATGGTACTGGGAGGTTTGTACTACTGTAAGTGGTGTCTACAATGTTGCTGGTATTGCTAAAAACTCTTCTCCATTAAATGCTGTACTCGGTAACGATGCAAATGGCTATACGATGTTTAGCCAAAGCGGTGCAAAGTTTAACAATGGTTCAACATCTTCATATGGTTCTGCATGGAACGCAGCAGGTAATATTTGCGGAATAGCATTTGATGCTGACAATGGCACTCTAGTCTTTTATGTAAATAATTCCAGTCAAGGTACAGCATTTACTGGTTTAACATCGGGTGACTTTTTACCAGCATTGGCAGTTCGTACTGGTAAAGCAGTGGTTAATTTTGGTCAAGATTCATCATTCGCTGGCAACAAAACCCCACAAGGCAACTCAGACGCTAACGGCATTGGTGACTTCTACTACCAGCCTCCTTCTGGCTTTTTATCGCTATGCACAAAATCACTACCATCGGTTGATGTGATACCAAGTGAGCATTTTAATACTGTGATTTATACGGGTAATGGTGCAGATAATAGAGTCTTATCAGGCGTTGGATTTACTCCTGATCTTGGAATATTTAAACGCAGAAATGGAACTGGCCCTTCTCAATTCTTTGACACTTTGCGGGGTGCTACAAAACAGTTACGAAGTGATACTACTTCAGCAGAATCTACCCAATCTAACAAGCAAAAAACATTTACGTCAGATGGGTATACATTAGGAACGGACGCTCAAATAAACGGAAGTGGTGGCACATACGTTGCTTGGAACTGGAAAGCTGGCGGAAGCGCATCATCCAACAGCAACGGCACAATCACTTCACAAGTGTCTGCTAACGTGGATGCTGGGTTTAGTATTGTTAGTTATACAGGTACGGGTGCAATAGCAGCTACCATAGGTCATGGTCTGGCATCTGCGCCCACAATGATAATCCGAAAAGACCGAGATACTGCGGTTAGCTGGGTTGTTTATCATTCAAGTATGGGTACAGGTAACGGCAACCTTGCTTTGTTTTTAAACACGACAAGTGCACAGGATGGTGGGCAAGGTTATATGAATAACACTGCGCCTACTGCCTCAGTGTTTACACAAGGCGATCAAAGCTTTGTTGGTGTATCTGGTAGGGATTATATTTCCTACTGTTTCCATGATGTTGACGGCTACTCTAAGGTCGGTTCATACGTTGGGAACGGAAATGTTAATGGGCCTATGTTGCATCTAGGTTTCAAGCCAAAATTCGTTATTATTAGAAGATCCACAGAAGTAGGCGTATGGTTTATGTTTGATACTGAGCGTAGCCCTCACAATGTAATGAATAGTAAATTAAATGCCAATGGTAGTGACGCAGAAGATTCAGATACTTCTTGGAACATTGATTTTCTTTCTAACGGATTTAAGTTACGAGGCAATCATGTTTACATTAACAGTCAAAATAATCCTCACATATTCATAGCATTCGCAGAAAATCCATTTAAACACACAAACGCAAGATAAGAGGAGAACCTTATGTGGTTTGTAGGAGAAACAGCAACAGGATTTGTAGTCAATAAGCCGCGAGGCTTGACCATTGATTCAGTTCAATACCCCCGTAACATATTTGCTCTTTGGAGTAAAGCCGAACTAGCAGCTATTGGCGTGATGCCTTATAGCGAGACTAGACTTGACTCAAGGTATTACAACCAAGGTGCATTAACTCGAACTGAATCAGAGGGTGAGGTATTAGGTACTTATGCATCTCTATCTAAAGATGTTGATCATCTTAAAAACAACATGCTAAGTACAGTGAAATCAGTAGCTGGCTCGTTACAGAGTGATGTAGATTGGTATTGGAGCAGGGCAGCTAAAGGTGGCACAGCCGTACCATCAGACGTAGCCACTCACGCCACAGCAATCTACACAGTGATGGACGCTAAAGAAAGTGCTATAGCTGCGCTGTCTGACCTAGCTGCCGTGATTGCTTATCAGAATACGCCAATGATTGAGACTCGTAAGATCAAGCATACCTCAGATGAGGGTGTTGAGACTTACGGGCCTGAGACTTATACAATTAATCGTGATGTAGATAATGTGATACATGGCTGGCCTAGTCTTGAAGTTGATCCTGCGTTTGTCAGTATAGTAGAGGCTTAATATGAGCGTAGACTACAGAGGTGAGAAGTTTGCTGGATACAACAAGCCTAAGCGTACACCTAAACACGCTACTAAGTCTCACGTAGTTCTAGCCAAGGAAGGATCTACCATTAAGATGATTCGTTATGGTGAGCAAGGTGCAAGTACAGCAGGTAAGCCCAAGGCTGGAGAGAGTGATAAGATGAAAGCTAAACGTAAATCATTCAAAGCTAGGCATGGTAAGAACATTGCTAAGGGTAAGATGTCAGCAGCATTCTGGGCGAACAAATCAAAATGGTAGGAGAATTAAGATGAGTCTTTATGGAAACATTGCAGCCAAAAAGAAACGCATCAAGGCTGGCTCTGGCGAAACGATGAAGAAAGCGGGTGCTAAAGGTAGGCCAACAGCTGCTAATTTTAAACAAGCAGCTAAGACAGCTAAGAAAAAACCAAAGAAGAAAGGATACTAGGTATGAAAGGTGTTAAGCATTACTTACCAAATGGTAAGGAGTACACAGGTAAGACTCACAAGACTAATGGTAAACTTATGACAGGTGCAAAGCATACTGCCTCTAGTAAGAATCTAACTCATAAGAAAACTAAGAAGTAATGTGGTCAATAGTCCTTGCAACAATGTTAGCCAATGGTGAGCCTCAAGTTCCATTGATCATGTCTAGTTACAGTACGTTTAATAATTGTAGAAAAGAGTTATTACGTGTAGCTAAGATAGGAGGGTATGAGCCTGTGCTTAGTCCAATGGTAGGGTATGCAGTGGTTAAAGTGGAAGATGATAAAACTAGCACAGCATTCTGTGTAAAGAATATGCAGAGTATATAATGTGGTCTACTGTATCGGAAGTGTATCCCACCTACTTCAGTCCCTCACAGGCTCCACAAGGCTCTGTGTTGGTCGTTGAACCACAAGTGATACGTAGCTATGACTATAGATCAATACAGCCTCAGAAGCCACCATACGAGCTTACAGAGGATTACTACTCAAAGAGGTTATGGATATGTTAGCAGAGTTAGCCATAGCTAATGCAGCATTTCAAGTTATTAAACAGACTCTATCTAATGGCAAAGAGATAGCAGATGCTGGCTCCGCATTAACTAATTATTTTAGTGCAAGCCAAGCTATTGAGCAGAAAGCAAAGCTAGGTACTGGAGATGTACTAGCCGCCTACCAAGCAAAACAGGCTATAGAACGACAAGAAAAAGAATTGGCTTGGATGTTAAACAAGCAGGAAATACAGGGCTACTATAAGTACTGCCAGTTTAGAGATGAGTTTTTTAAGAAACAAAAAGCTTTAGCAGTTAAACAAAGAGTAAGAGCTAAGAAGATAAAGAGTAACGTAGAGACAGGGTTTTTAGTCACACTATTAACTATACTTTTTCTAGCAGCATTTGTTGGTATGTTAATTTATATAAAAGGGACTTTGTAAATGAATGATCGAGAGTTAACACAACAAGAGAAGAATGAGATAGCTGAGTTAGCAGCAGACAAAGCTTATGAAAGGTTCTACCTTGCAGTAGGTAAGTCAGTTATCAAGAAGATAATGTGGATCATTGGTGCTACTGCTGTAGCTTGTTGGTTATATTTTAATGGGGATATATGATGGGCTTTGAGTTAGGAAAGAATAGTATTAACAACATGGTAGGAATAGATGATCGACTCATTGATATTGCAGAACTCGCTATCACGCTTAGTCCTATTGACTTTGGCATTCCCTCTACTGGTGGGCTTCGCAGCACTGAAGACCAAGCTGCATTGTATACCTCTGGCAAATCTAAGTGTGATGGACGAACTAACAAATCATATCACCAAACAGGGAAAGCCATTGATGTGTATGGTTATGTTGACGGAAAGGCCAGTTGGGAAGCCCTTCACCTTACCACAATCGCCACTGCTATGCTGCAAGCATCCGCACAACTAGGGTATGAATTAAAATGGGGTGGCTTGTGGAAGAGTTGGCAGGACATGCCTCACTTTGAGTTGAGGGATTAACATGGGTTGGTTAAGTTTCTTAAATCCAATTGCAAGTTTAGGTACTACTTACTTAGAAGGTAAGAACCAAGTAGCTAAAGCTAAGTCAGAAGCAGCCATTGTAGGAATACAGGCAGACGCTGATGTTAAGACAGCAGGAGCTAGGGCAGCTAACAAGCTTGCTGATGATGGGCAAACACAAGACTTTAATTTAGATCTAGTAGCAATGCAGCAAATGGACAAGTCCTTGTTAGACGAGGTTATGATTGCCCTACTACTAGTTCCTATAGCAGCATCCTTCTTAGGGTATCAAGAAGAAGTTACAGCAGCATTTGAATCCTTTGCTGTTATGCCTGATTGGTATCAGTACTTAGTTATTGGTGTGTACGTTGTTAAGTTTGGTATGCGTGGTTTGTTAACTAAACTAGTCTCAGGAAAGTTAGGTAGTTTAAAACTAAAATAGTAGTCTATTTACTTTTGATTAAAAATATGGTATAATATATGAATTACTTAAATGCAGTAAACAAAGTTCTAAAGCGTTTACGAGAGCGTCCTGTCACATCAGTCTCTGATACTGAATACAGTGAACTCATTGGAATGTTTATTAATGATGCTAAACTTGAAGTAGAAGAAGCTTGGAACTGGTCAGCCCTCAGACAATCTCTAACTGTTACAACCACTAGTGGCGTGTTTAACTACGAGTTAAATGGTACACAGAATAATGTTAGTGTTCTTTATGTAACCAACGTCACTTCTAATGCTTTCATGCAGTATCAATCTGCTGCTTGGTTTGATGACAAGTTTCTTACAGCAACAGTTGCAACAGGAACACCTTCCAACTATTCTTTTAATGGTGTTAGTACTGATGGAGATACTCTAGTAGATATTTATCCCAAGCCTGATGGTGTTTACACATTACGATTTAACGTGGTTGCTAGGACAGCAGACCTTGAATCAGATGCTGATAAGTTTAATGTACCTTCTCATCCAGTAGTTATGTTGGCCTATGCTAAAGCTATTGAAGAGCGTGGTGAAGATAATGCTCAGACAGGTAACACAGCATTCGCAAATGCACGAGCACTACTTAATGATGCTATTCAACTCGATGGTAACAAACATCCCGAAGAACTAATCTGGACTAGCTAATGACAAAGCAATTACTATCAACATCAATTGCAGCTCCTGGCTTTTTTGGTTTAAACACACAGGAAAGTAGTATTACTTTAGCCAGTGGTTATGCCTTAGAAGCTACGAACTGTATCATTGATAAGTCTGGACGATTAGGATCTAGAGAAGGTTGGATAGACAGAACTACAGCGAGTACTGCTGTTAACCTTAAAGGACTGCATGAGTTTGTAAACAACGCAGGAGTATCAGAGTTCATATCATTTGGTGCTAACAAAGTATACTCAGGTCTAGCTACACTATCAGACATAACAAACTCTGCCGCTATCTCAGCAGACAACTGGCAGTGTGCTACTTTAAGTAACAGAGTGTACATGTTCCAGCGAGGACATCATCCATTAGTAAGAGAATCAGGAGTAGTACTAAAGAGAATTGACGCTGCTACTAATGCGGCTGGAACTCCTCCTCAAGCTAATGCAGTAGTGTCTGCTTATGGCAGGTTATGGGCTGCTGACATTGTAGGCGACAACCATACCGTATACTGGTCAGACTTAGTTCTTAATCATGGTGGTGGTATTAGATGGACAGGGGGTACTAGTGGTAACTTAGACATAGCTACCTCATTCACTAAGGGTGGAGATTCTATAACTGCCTTGGCTGCATTCAACGGCTACTTAGTTATCTTCTGTAAGAACTCTATTATTATTTATCAGGACTCAGACACAAGTAATAATCAAAGCTACTTAGTACCTACAGATTTAAGACTAGTAGAAGTTATACATGGTGTAGGTTGTGTTGCCCGTGACTCAGTGCAGAACACTGGCTCTGATATTCTATTTTTATCTAACTCAGGTCTACGTTCTTTGAGTCGAGTCATTCAAGAGAAGTCTACTCCTATTGGTGACTTGTCTGTTAATGTTCGTGATGAAATTACAGCACTAGAAGCTACAGAACCTGTTGAGAATATTAAGAGTGTATACTCTCCAGAACATGCTTTCTATTTATTAAGCTTCCCTACTAGTGAGCAGATCTACTGCTTTGATATGCGAGGAAAGCTAGAGAACGGAGCAGCAAGAACTACTCGATGGGCAGGTTTATCTCACAGGGGAATGATAAGCACTACTGATGGACGATTATTGTTTGGTCAAACTACAGGCATAGCTGAGTACAGTGGTTATCTTGATGATGACGAAACATATCGTATGCTCTACTACACAAACTACTTTGACTTTGAGCAGCCCACTACAGTTAAGATATTGAAGAGTGTAGGCATCACGTTGATAGGTGGTTCTGGTCAGGCGTTTACAGTTAAGGCTGGTATTGACTACTCAGATGAGTACAGGTCTTATAACGCCACAGTTAAACAGACTGCTCTATCTGAATACAATGTTGGTGAGTATAACATTGCTGAGTATACAGGTGGTGGTGGTACTGACCGAGTTAAACTATCTATTGGAGGTACTGGCTCAGTGGTTCAATTAGGTTTTGAAACAGAGATTAGTGGCAATGAGGTTTCTATTCAGAAATTTGATTTATATATTAAAACAGGTAGGGTCATATAATGAGTAACTATACAAAGTCCACAAACTTTGCAACTAAAGATAGCTTGTCAGCAGGTAATGCTCTCAAGCGTGTTAAAGGTGCAGAGATAGATGATGAATTTAATTCCTTAGCTACAGCAATAGCTACTAAGGCTAACTCAAACAATACAGCACTAACAGGTGTTCCCAGTGCTCCTACTGCTTCTGCTGGTACTAGCACTACTCAATTGGCTACTACAGCTTTTGCTCAAGGAGCAGGATTTGCAGCAGGTACTGTTATGGTGTTTCATCAAGCTGCTGCCCCTACAGGGTGGACTAAGGTTACCACTCACAATGACAAAGCATTACGTGTAGTGTCTGGTAATGGAGGAGGTAGTGGAGGTAGTACTGCATTTAGTACTGCGTTTAATCATACACACGCAGACAACTTTAGTGTAAGTAATCATACATTATCAATTGCTCAGATACCTTCTCACACTCACTATTCAGGATGGCGAACAGGGTCTGGGGACGGCAGTGCAGGACAATATGCAACCCTGCATGAAGGGTCATCATCTGTTAATACTGGTTCAGCAGGTAGTAGCCAACCACATAATCATGGATTGGCTGGAAGTAATACTGCTAATAATATTCGACCTCACTATGTTGATGTGATCATTTGTTCAAAGAATTAAAATATGAAAATTGTATTAACCTGTCCTCTAGGACATACGTGTGAGAAAGCAGTTGATGGGTACATTGAAAGGTGTGCTTGGTACACTAACATCAAAGGTAAAGATCCGCAGTCGGAGGAGATTATTGATCAATGGAAATGTGCTATGACTTGGCAACCAATTCTTTTAGTAGAGAATGCTCAGACAAATCGTGGACAGACACAAGCTTTAGAATCGTTTAGGAATGAAGTTGTAGCAGGACAACAGATTCTTGATCATAACAAACTAATTTCAAATAGAGAATAAGGAATAATATTATGGGGCCAATCTTAGGGTCAATTGTAAGTGCAGTAGCACCATCATTAATAGGTGGGTTATTCGGTAACAAGGGAGCTAATGCAGCATCACAAGGTGCTCAACAAGCTTCTCAGATGCAGATAGATGCAGCTAACAAAGCATACGAAGGGGGTACATATAAACCATATGGTGTTACCTCTGGGCTAGGCTCTACTCAGTTTAACAATGGTCAAGCTAGTTTCTCGTTAGATCCTCGATACCAACAAGCACAGAATCAAATGCAGGGACTAGGACAACAAGCCTACACTGCTGCTGGTGGTGACTATGGTCAACTAGCTAATCAGTTCTACAACCAACAGCGTGAGATGGGTGCTGGTAGTCGTAATGCTGAAGCACTAGCACTAGGTGGTTCTATGTTTGGCTCTGGTCGAACTGGTCTAATGTCTAGTGGAGATGCTCTAGGGTTTACTGGTGGTGGCATGATGTCCCCTGATGGTACTGGATTTGCTCAGGCATTTGCACAACAAGACTCAGCAGATCGTTACAATGCACAGCAACAAGCACAGCAGCAAAGGCAGATGGATATTAATATTGGTAATAGTATGTTCAATCAGTCTATGGGTCTTGATGCAGCAGGAATGGATCAACAAAAACTAGCTGGTATGTTAGGAGCACAGCGATCACAAGCTAATAATGCTGCTGGTGGTAACTTAGTCTCTGGTATGGGCGGTGGAGCAGAGTCTAGGCAGAACCAAGGTCTAGCACAAGCTGGTAAGTACACAGGTATTGGTAATGCACTAGGTAATATTGGTTGGGATAAGATAGGTGGTATGCTTAACCCTGTAAGTGACTCAGATGTAGTCAATGCTTATGCTGGTAACATGAGTAGAGGTGGTGGACATCCTTCTATGGGTGGTTATTCAAACAATGGATACACTCCTACGCCTTACCTAACAAGTAATCAAGGCATGGGTGCTAACTACACTGGACGGAACTACTAGGAGAATATTATGGCTAGTGATGTAATGAGTTTATTTGGTTTAAATCCTAATGCTTTACAACAGCAAAGGACTAATGATGCAGTGACACAAGCTTCTGCAATGAATCCTTTCTTTGCTGCTGGTGCTGCTGGTGGTGCGCTTATGGGACAAAGTGTTAACTCTGCCCTTGGTCTACAGACACCAGAGATGGCACAAGCACAAGGTGTACAGGAGAGCTTAGAGGGTGCTGACTTAACTGCCCCAGAGGGTATGCGAGATGCGGCTAGTAAGTTGATGCAAGCTGGTGATTATGCTACAGCTATGGACTTGTACTCAAGGGCTAGTAGTATGGTGGCAGCAGAGCCTCGTCCTGTGGCTGCAGTTAAGCCAACCTATGCAAATGCAAAGACTTATGTACTACCTTCTGTAGATGGTAAAGCTGGTAAGGAAGTATGGGGACTAACTGTTGATGGTGCTCTTATGATTGATACACCAGAGGGAAGGATTAACGCACCTGCTGGAACTCTTCCTTTGGTAGCTCCTGTAAGGCCACTAGCATCTGACAGTAAGGTAGGAGATGCTGGCTCAGTTTTTAAGTTAGATGGTGCAAAGAATTATATGAAGAATGTTGGATGGATACGTAATGCAACTGATTCTATACTCAGTGATTCTGACGAAGACTTAGTAGGTCGTAAGATAATAGCAATTGCTGAGGATCTTAATACAGGTACAGGCAAAGTTCCTTATGATCAAGCATTTAAAACAGCTACGGAAATGGTAGGTGCTGGAATTTATAAAGAGGGTGGAGTAAATATCCCACTCATTGGTGATGTAATGGAAAATAGATTATATAACCCTGATAATGTACCACCATCACATTATAAGTTAGCGCATGGCTACTGGGTTGATCCTAATGATAGCGCGGCTAGAATATACAAAGCAAATTAAGGTACATATAATGGCTACTCGTACAAAGGAAGAATTAGACGCTGCTTATTCTGCACAACAGTCTGTTCAGCAACCTGTTCAGCAACCTGTTCAGCAACCTGTTCAGCAACCTGTACAGCAACCTGTTCAGCAACCTGTACAGCAATCTACTACTCGTACAAAGGAAGAACTAGACGCTGCTTATCTCTTACAGTCTGGTACACCTGTTCAGCAACCTACTGAAGAAGCTTCTACTGAATCAGGTAAAGAGACTACCTTTGCTAGAGGATTTGTTGAGAGCAATAGCTTCACTCAGAACCTATCTGACATATGGATAGCAGGTACTGGTGAGGATAGTGGTCAAGCAATGTCTGGTCAGTTTAGGTGGGAAGATGATGATGGTAATTTTGATTTAAACATTAAGACAAAAGATGATCTGTATGGGGACGACTTTGCTGATCTAACCTTTGATGAAAGGCGCGTAAGAATTAATGAGGTAAGGGCAGCAGAGATTGAAAGACTGTATCCCAACCAAGAGGGTAGTACGTTTGGTAGGGTAGTTGGTTCTCTATTTGACCCTACTACCTTACTCCCTGTAGGTGCAACTTATACAGCTATGATGAAGATTGCAGGTGCTCTTGGTTTTTCTTGGAGTGCTGCTGATCAGTTTCAAAAGAAAGGGGAAGTAGATGTAGTAGAGGCAGGAGGACATGCCATTATTTCTGGCATAGCAGCTCCAGTCCTTGGTTATGGTATAGTAAAAACAGGCCAAGTCATTACAAAAGCAAGACTACCTAAGCAAATTGAAAAGTCTAACAAAGCACTTGATGATTATGAAAATCAAATCAGTCATGAGATAGCTACAGCACAAGGTGGGTATAGTAATATTACTGTGGCACAGGCTAAGGCCAACGCACAAGATCATTTAAAATTAACTCCTGAGCAGATAGCTAACGCTGAGAAGCTAACTAATCGTAGGACTGTAGTGCCTAAAAAAGCTGAGGCTATTGCTATTCAAGTAGCCCACAAAGATGCAAATATGTTGTCTCATTATGTTGAGAGTATGTCTTCTCGTATAGGCACACTGTCTAAGCCTATACAGAATGTGCTTCGTAAGTATGAGTCACGAGTACTGAGTCAGACACAGGCTAGGATGGATCAATCACAACCTTTTATTAAAGCTATGGGTGCATATAGTAATAAGGCTAAAGATGAGATTAAATATCATCTACTGAATGGTGACTTTAAAGCTGCAAAAAGTTTAATGAATAAGGGCGGTACAAAGGAACTAGATGATCTGTCAAAAATGCTCTATAAAGATGGTAAAAGAATGGAAGTTTTTACTAATGCAAATAGAGGTAAGGGTGTTGCAAAGTTTAAAGCACTAGACAATTACTTCCCACGTAGAGTTAAAGACTATGATGGTCTTAGGTTAGCTATTGGAGGCAAGAGCCAAGCAGCAGGTACTGCCCTTGATGACGCTATCAATGCAGCCATGACACAAGAAGGTGTTAAGACAGTGCAAGAGCTTTCTGAAATGGCTTTGACTACAGCAGTAATGAAAGCTACTAACACTGGATGGAGAAAAGGTATTGCTCCTAAAGGGTCAGAAGGTAAGCGTACATTACAAGAAGTACCCCCTGAGTTGGCTAAGTTCTATGACGATTCTATATCATCTTTGACTACCTACGTTCAACAGTCCACTAAAATGTTTGAGAGGCAGTCACTTCTAGGTAAGACTGATTTGTTACCAGTAGGTCAGTATGATGAATCTTCAAACTTATGGAAACTCATGGGTAAAGAGGTTAGTGAGAACAGACTATCGGGTGAGGCTCATAGGGAATTAAAAGAACTACTTCATTCTCGTTTTACCAATGCCGAGAAAGCTATGAATAAAACATTAGCTGCTATTAAGGACATTGGATACATGTCTTCTCTTGGTCAATTCAGATCAGCAATAACTCAGCTTAAAGACGTAGGAACATCTGCCTACTTACATGGGGTTATCCCTACAATCAGGGCTGTGTTTAAAACTAAGAGTACATACGTACAAGATGCAGGTCTTATTAACAATGTATCAGCAGAGATGACTCAAACTGGTACTAGGAAGTGGTTAGATAGAACATTAAAATATAGTGGCTTTAGATTTTCTGATAGGTTTGGTAAGAAGGTACTACTAGAAGCGTCAATGCTTTCTGGTAAGAGGTTAGCCTCTTCTCCTAAAGGTATAGCAAAGTTAAAGAAGAAGTATGGTGAGGCTTATGGTAATGATTTCACTAAACTAATTAATAGTTTAAGGAATGGTACTGATGATGCCAATACAGAACTGTATAGATTCCATGAGTTATCAGATACTCAGCCTATCTCAATGCTTGAACTACCTCAAGGATTTGCTGATAACCCTGACATTGGTCGCCTTGCTTACGCCTTAAAATCATTTGGATTAAAGCAGGTAACCTTAATACATAACAACATTATTAAAAGAGCGAAGGGTGGTGATAAATTAGGAGCTACTAAGGAAGCACTAAAGTATGCCTCCTTCATAGGAATAGCTGGTGGTACTGTTGATGAGCTTAAAGGTGTGTTCAGTGGTGAGGCTTTTAATGCAGAAGATATACCTGATAGAGTAATAGAGAACTTAACTAGTTTGATGTTTATTAATAAGTACTCCATAGGTGACATAAAGAAAGGGGACATGTCTGGTTGGATTGGAGATGTAGTTACTCCTCCACTTGGGCCTTTAGAAGCAGGTATAAAAGAAGTATCAGGATTTACTGAGGAGCGAGACATTAATGACCCTAGCTTTGGAGATGACCTATTGAAAACAATGCCTGTCATGGGTCGTATTCTATATGATTGGTATCTTGGAGGTAGGGAAAAGGCTATGGACAAGAGGAGTGATGAACAACAAGCGGATCTTAGAGGGGAATAACAAGGGGACAACTAAGTCCCCTATAAAGTTTCCACTGGAAACTATTTACTCTTCTTCTTACGGACAGGCTTGACTACAGGTATAGGAATACCAGTGATCATGCTCTCTAGTTCCTTGAACTCATTAGGTAGTAGTTCCACTGTAGTCCCTGTCGTGAGGACAATAGACTGATAGTGGAGTACTACTACATGGTCAGTATTCAAGTACCCTGTCTCTATCTTCAGCCACTTACTCATGATTCTCCATCCAATCTTCAACCATCATATCAATACAATGACGAGCCTTAGCTAAGTCCTGCAAAGCTGTGCCTTTGTCTTGATACCTAGTGACATACTTGATAGCTGTATGCTGCAACGCATTCAAGTTGTTAGACATAGAGTAGGTCATTGGCTGTATACTGAGCTTAGTATAATGATTACCTCCAACCTGCTGATCTGATGCTAACTCAGGTGTAGTCCATAGATCCTCAATAGCCTTAGTCAAAGGCTTCTTATCTAAGGCGTGATCCAAGTCATTATCTTCCCAGTTACTGTATGGATTATACGTCATAATCTATCTCCTCTATTTCATTCTCTAGTTCTGAGAACTTATTAATAATAATATCCTCATACCTATCTACTAGATGGTGACTCTCTAGCTGTAAGAGTTCTAACACATGAGTTTCATCCAACGCTCGTAAGCGTTCTTTCAATTCTTCTAGTGTCATTGACATAGCGTTTCCTTAAATAGTTCATGCTAACTGGCATCTCGTCAAAGCTGCCATCCTTGACATCATTCATTACCCACAACCCACGCCATGATCCATTGGTCTGAGGTGTCAAGTACTCTTCATCATGTTGATAGTAAATACCAGCAAAGAGTCCTGTCATATTTAAACCATCAGCCCTACGTGCATAGGCTATGTCCCTGTCTTGAACATGTCCCATAACACAACTCATATGCTTCTTAGTGAGCAGCATCTTAGCTGAGGCAACAGGTCTACCCATCACACCTGACGTAAAGTAATGACAGTAGGCAACACCATCCACAACGATAGGATCTAAGAACTGTTTGACTTCCCACCCATTCAGATCAAAGTCGTTATAGCTAATTAACCCATCAAGCTTAGGATCATTCTCAGCAGCCCTATTGATTCGATCCTCATGGTTACCCATTAAGAATATCATACGAGGGTTCCATTGCTTCTTCTTGTTACGAGTCAGCCTCCAGCGTTCCTCCAGTATAGGCTGCATGAGAGCCGCCATAGCCTCGTTCCCTGCCTCTATGTCCTTGGTATACCTCCTACCCTCAAAGCTCTTCTTACCTACGTCATAGGAGCTTAGAGAGGACATATCCCAGTGATCACCTAGATGGATAATAACATCAGGCTTAGTATCAGAAGCGAACTTACCTGCCCATGTCAAATGATCATAACTTGTGTCAGGTTTAACCTGTGTATCGGGTATGATTAAATGTTTCATTTCTTCTTCCTATTCAAAGTTCGGAGTTCTCTCTCATCACGAGTCTTTACTCCATGACAGGCCCAACATAGAACCTGATAACCATCTTCTTCTAAGAACATACGATTGATGTATGTATTCCAATCAATGAACCCATCCTTGGGACACACTACAGGATCAATGTGATCCACTGCTGCATTGTTTTTCCTACGTGACTGTCCCTTATCAGGAGGCAAAGTAGCAGGGCCAACAGTCCCACAGCAAGCACATAAGTACTTCCCTGTAGAAACTCTAGCAGATTTCTTAACATCAGCTTTGACACCCCACTTACTATGCGCTCCACGTAGAGCAGAGATTATGAAAGACTTGTGTCTAGCTTCTGTCCATCGTCCGTTGTTACGGGTCTTGGCGGTTGCCATATCTCATCATCCTGTCTGCGTAAGTATAAAAGGATACCATTCTCGATAGCCCTCTCTTCACTGCCTAGTTTATCAACACATATATCATACATCTCAAGCTCAGTCTTATCAGCCAGTAACTTCTTAGCTTTCACTGGGCCTATACCAGCTACACCTTTGATGTTATCTGCACTGTCTCCTACAAGAAACTGCATGTAGAAGTTGAATAGACCTTCCTCTTCAGTAATATAATATTTATTCTTCTTGACAAAGTTATAGTGCCAACCAGCGAACTGATCGAAGTCTTTGTCTAGAGATATGGCGATGGATTTATCACCTTCCTGTGTTGCACGTATTGCTATACGATCATCAGCTTCCTCACCACTAGTCACAATGGCATCGAGTTCATTCACAAAGAAATCCCTCAATGCTTCTAGGTGTTTAGGTTTCTCTCTAGACTTACGATTACCTTTGTACTCAGCAGTAATCGCATAGTCTTTTCTAAAGTTACCTCTGCCTGTTAGGTAGTACTCAACTTCATGAGTGGCATCATCAGAATCTATTACTAGTTCCTCGATGATGTCATTCGTAAAGTTGAGTAGTGTCTTACAAGCAACCTTTTGTGACTCGTCTTGGCAAGACCAAGCTATGCGATAGCACAGTATGTCTGCGTCAACGAGTAAGATCATAGCTCTGGGATATCCTCAAAGCTCGTAGTGGCTGCCTCGTAACGTACAAGATCATTCACTCGTGCTTTAGATAGTCCTAAGCTAACGCCTGTCTTACCCTTGAAGTTATAGTCATAGGGTTTGACAATGAACGTACACTTAGACCCATTGCCTACAGCGTCTGTCATTTTGAATCCGTCTACATCCTCTACATGAGGTGCATACTTAGAGGACTTAGCAGTTACAAAGTAACCACGATCATCACCTTTGTTCTTGACTGATACACCCATACCTTCTAGGCGATCAACGTGCTCTTCTGATAGTTCACTAATATCTACCTGATACTTGTCTGACATTTCATTCTTCTCTAGGAATGAGAACCAGAAAGCAGTGGCTTCAATTTTAAGTGGGTTATGATTTTGCATGGATTTTTCCTTTAGTTACATTATCACTAGACCTGTATGCAAGCTAGTGTGTGTCTGCCCAAGTGAGTCCTACATTGTAGTCACCATCTAATGGGCAATTCATTTCAAAGTGTAGACCAGCATCAACGATGGCCTGTACTCCGAGTCTACCTACTAAGTCTGCATCACTAGACGAGGACTCTATCTGCCACTCATCATGTACATTAGCTACAAACTTATACCACACTCCTGACTCATCAAGACTATGCTTGAGAAGTACTAGAGCTTTCTTCATTACTATAGCACCAGCAGACTGTAAGAGAAAATTCAAGGCACTGTGCTCTGACTCCACTCTTAACCTACGCCCGTCCAGCCCTCGTAGTGTACCACGTTTACGCATACTCTGCAAGACAATCTCCTTCAAACGTGCATAGGCTGGTAGGTTAGCCATGAACTTGTCAACCAGTTGCTTACCCTTACGAGGTGAGCCTCCAGCGATCTGTCCTATCTTAGCAAAGCCCCCGCCATAAATCAGCGCGTATATAAAAGTCTTGCTCTGATCTCTAGTTTCTAAGCCAGCAGCATGTTGATTATATGTATGTATATCGCCTTCCAATAACTGCTTGGTATAGGCGGCATCATTCATATAGTGGGCAAGCATTCTCAATTCTAAACCAGAAGCATCTATACCAGTGAGTGCGTTACCTTCCTCTACAATCCAACAGGCTCTACAGTCTGTACTGAAGGTTGAAGCTGCACCCCACAGTAACTCACCTGTCTTCTTGTCCTTCTTAGCAGCAGGTACTTGTGCCATGTTGGGGTTTGAATGAGTCATTCTACCAGAGACTGCTCCATTCGTTATCACTCCACCATGTACACGACCATCATCAGCTAACGCATTCACCCAAGAATCAAGCTGACTAACCCTCTTCTGTAGGGTAAGGTACTCTAGTATCAACTGAGCTTCAGGCAGGTCAACCCCTGCTAAGATCTTCTCATTAATAATGATTGCCCCTTTAGGTGTCTCCTCCTTAAACACTACTCCTTGGCTTTGAAGTCTTTGGGCAATTTGTCTTCTACTTCCAAGGTTAAAGACTGTGACCTTATCTTTAAGCTGCTTGCCTGTCTTTTCCGAGACTCGCTTCTCCACCAAGGGAGGGTAGATAAGTTGGACTTCCCTTTCGATTGCATTCATTCTCCCCATAAGGTCAGTGAGTAATTGATTAGCCCTGTCCGTATCTAACTTGAATCCATTAGCCTGTTGCTGTGCAATGATGATTGCAACCTCATGCTCAAGCTGTATAGATTCCTCTGAGAATCCATCCTCAAGTAATAGACTAGTCAGGTGAGGCTCAAGCTTATGAGTTATCTCAACGTCAACCTTGCAGTACTCACGCATCTCATCAGTCAAGCCACCATCATAATCATCAAACTTAATCTTAGGGAAACCTAAACGATCACCCCAAGCTGCTAATGAATGACCACCTTCTAAGCGTGGACACCATAGCCGAGACAGTAGCACTGTGTCCCTTAGCTTATGACTAGGTATGGATACATTCCATAGGCTGCTTATCTTAGGTGCATCAAAGCCTGTAATGTTATGGCCTATTACGCTTGATGTTCCTACGAGATGTTGCTCTAGCTGCATTGAGTTGACTAGTAATCTCTGCCTTGGTTCCCCCTCTCGCTGGATTCCGCAACACCATATCTGATCCTGTGCCATAGTCGTTTCTATATCTAGTGTTAGCTTCATTATCCATTACCTCCAGTGCGTATGTTCCTATCTTACTCATAGTTCTTTCTCCTCTTCCTTCTCAAGCATACGACCAGTGCTATGACTGTAAGCTAACTCATTAGCCTTGCCTGTGATACCACAGAAGCGGTTCTTTAGTACACGTACATGAGTAGTGTTGCGTGTCTCCTCATCCTCTGCCTGTCCATTACGTTCAAGACCTAGAACCATATCACTAAGCTGTGCTATAGAACCAGAGCCACGTAGCTGTGACAGGCTGGATGCTGCTCCCTCTTCATGACCTTTACCATCTGGCCTCTTGAGGTGAGACACTACGAACAAGGCTATGCCTGTCTCTTGCACTAGCATACGTAGCCTAGTCATGATCTCATCGAGTGCCTTACGTTCATCACCATTAGCCTGTGCTGATACTACAATGGATACGTGATCGAGCACAATATACTTACACCCTAACCCCTTAGCCATGTAACGAACACGAGCAACGATGTTATCAACACCAGTGGAACCGAAGTGATCAAACAAGAACACACGATCAGTGCCTAGTGTGGCATCGAAAGCATCCTTACGTTCCTCATCAGTTGACACAGTATCAGGTAGATGCAATGGCTTGTTAGCAGCAAGGGACATTAAAGATAGAGCACTCTTCTTAATACTCTCTTCAAGGAATAGTATTCCAATATTATCTTCTGTCTTACTGATGATCTGCCATATGATCTCACGCATGAACTGACTCTTACCTAAGCCTGACCCTGCTGTGACTGTAACTAACTCTCCATAACGTATGCCATAGGTGAGCTTGTTGAGTCCATCAAAAGGATAGAGACATTCTGCTGGTGCTATAGGTTTATTAACTTCATCCCATAGACTAGACCCTGCAATGATTCCATCTGGTACGAATCGTTCTGAAGACCACCACCTGTCAATGAACTCTTTAGTTCTACCGAACTTTAGATAATCATTAGCATCCTTCTCATCCTTAGTATGCTTATAGATCTTAGTCTTACCACCGAACAACTCAGCCACTTGGTTAGCAGCCTTGACACCCACCTCATCTGAATCGAAGCATACCACTATGGTATCGAAGCTATCGAGATACTCATACGAGGATCGACAGTCCTTCAGTGCAGCACTACTGCCATTCTTAATTGATACGACAGGGTACTTACTGCCAAGCATCTGATATGCAGACAGCGCATCATACTCACCCTCAGTGATAGTAATATACTTACCACCTTTAGGGAATAGGTTCTGTCCAAACAGTACTGTGTCTGACCAAGCACCTGATGTAAAGAACTCCTTCTCAGGTGTCCGAGTCTTAGCTCCCACTAAGAAACCATCCTTATCATGGTAACCAAAGATCATACGCTCGCCATGTAACTGGGCTTTGTATGTCTTACATGTGTCACTTGATATGCCACGAGCGACAACGCTCTTGTATGGCTTGGTGTTTAAGTCTTCTTTAGTTCTATCAAAGTTTCCAGTGGAAACATTCTTACTTGGTACATCCATACTGTCTATCTCCTTGCCTCTAGTTCTAGTCTCACAGGCGAAGCAAGTGCTCCACCCCTTATCATCAATACTCAGTGCGTCACTGCTTCCGCAGTCGTCACAGGGTAAGTGTTTTTTGACGAAGGCCATTATTAAAATCCTCGTATTCATGTTCAGTCATGAAGTGACTAAGCACTAGGTCTAATGACATTAATAAATCCCAATCAGAAGCACTAACATTAGCACTCTCATCATGACGATTCGCTAGGTAATAACTCTTCAAGCAATCAACAGTGATTGCATTAGCATCATCTACATTTACTTCAATCTTCATACCTCTTCTCCTTTAAATTAGAATCGTGACTAAGCACAATACTTACTGGTTTACCTGTCTCCTCTGACTTGTCTAATGCATCACACATGATGTTATACAACTCAGTCTCTGTATCTACACTGTGCTTAGTGTACTTAAAGAACTCATACATGGGTGACAGGAAGAACATGGTAACAGAACCTAGTACCGCAAGTCCAGCAGCAAGCCACACTACCTCCGTAAACATACTAAGCATCAGCCATTGCCTCCTCTATTTGTTTCTTCTTTCGTTCATTGATCTCTACAAATAACATCTTATCATGTACGTGAAAGGCACAGGTATTAGCTGACCTACGTATCAACTTAGCTATGTCATTGTAAGATACATTCAAAGCACGTAGCTTAACTATACGAGATAAGTCAGCCTCTGTTATAGGGTTACTACTACTTAGCGGCCTCTTTGCAAGTACTGACTTAGTAGGTACGTTGTAAGACTCTTTGATCTTAGGTTTGAATACTAAGCTCATGCTCCTCCTCCTTAAACTCAGCAATGATCTTAACAAGAGCATCAGCCTTACCTTTATTATAAGAACCAAAGGGTTCACGCATTGTACTACCTTGGGTGTAGATGTCTAGCTCAGTAGTTAACTGCTCTAGCTTACGCGCCCGTTGAATCTTCTGCTTCAGTGTTAACATTCTCTCTCTCCTCTAATCGTTGTTGGCATTGGCATAGGTAATCAATAGCTTTAGCCATAGTCTCATGGTCAGCAGTACCTGTAGTCCTACGCCATATTTCTTTAGCATGATTACGTTCAGTAAGTAACTGTGCATACGTTTTATCTTCCATCATTCATCTCCTATAGTCAACAAGTCAGCACGATTAATAGTGGGTATCTCTTCACCCATGTCATGACAACAGTCAGTACATAAATCTAAGTAACCGCCTGACTCATATCTTCTCGTTGATTCATAATCTGTTAACTCACAGTCACAACTAACACATCTCATAACAACCCCAATTGTTTCCAGTGGAAACTTATTCTAACATAAGGGTTTACTTATGTCCAGATCTGTGATAGAATAGAACTCTTGAGTTAACAAGTTAGCAACACGTTATAATATTATTATCCATTAGATCCAAACAACTCATTCAACAAGTCATCATCATCTATCTGACTAGGTAACTCATGAGTAGAGTAGTAGTCAGTCCATCCATCGACAGCACTAACCAACTTCATGTTACCTACTAACGCCTCCTTAACATACGTGTCACCATAATCAAATGATCCATATGTCATGTCAGTCTTAGCACCAATCAACCACTTAGCATAAGGGTTCTTACGCTCATTGTCAGGGTGTTGATAGGTCTTGATCACATGAATAATCTGGTGACCCCAAGGCCCCTGCCCTTCATAGATTGCATGAGGTGCATCGAAGTTACTCTTACCAAACGGATTCTTCTTTCTAATAGTCATACACCACCTCCTAACCACTCATCATATGTTAATTTAAAATCATCTTCACCTAAATTACTAAGGTATATTTGATAGGGCGCATCATGTCTCTCGCCCTTGGCTGCACTGTCCTCATACAATGACATGACAGCATCAATGAATGCTTTGTCCTCAGCCTGTCTCTTGAGTACCCTTGCTTTAGTGTTAGTCATTACTATTCTCCCTGTCATACTTAGCTGCCCGTACTGCAATGATCTGCTCTTCTATCGTACCCTCTATAGCTTCTGCTATCTCTGTCTCTAGCTGTACCCTAAGAAGTAATGAAGCACAGATCGCATTAGTGATGAGAGTGTCTAAGGGTTTGTTCTCCCTTGTATCACCGCTCTTGGTGTAGATGTCACACAATAATGTACGAACCTTCTCCATTTTAATTACATCACCTTGGTTCCAATTGTTTCCAGTGGAAACTTTATTTGATTCACTCATTACCATACTCCTCATTTACTTTATACAATAGTCCACCATCAGGGTTAGGCAACGCCACAACAAACCCTACATCTAAAGCTCTACGCAATATCTCCTGCTCATCCAACTCAAAATTAAAAGTAGGTGCGAACTTGTTAAACAATTCCTTGCTAGTAGTATACATATTAATACCCTCGATTAGTAAAGTGTCGTAATGCAAAGCCGTCCTTCAATGACTCTTTGATTAGCTCCTCCCGTTCCTTATGGGGTGCAGTCTTTAGGAACTGAAAGCATTGGTCAAGATATTCTTTCTCATTATCTAGGTTGATTAGATAGTGACGCGCTCGACTGATGGTACGTTTTACATTGCTCATGATGCATCCTCTTTATAAATTGTATTGACTTCTTCTAGTTGAGACTCTGTTAAAATCTCTTGATTCTCTGCTATCTCCCATCTCTGGGCATCCATCTCGATCATTAGAAAATAATCCTTGATTCCTTTAGGTGCTTGCTCCACCCATTTGTTCCATTGATCTATGCGCTCGGTCTTTGTTAGTATTGTTATAGACATTAGTACTCTCCTCAATTGTTTCCACTGGAAACTTTTATGCTGCAATTAATAAAGGTATGCAATTAGTGTCCACTACAAAGTTGGACTTGCGAGGATCAACCTTATCCTCTCCTGCCTTAGCCTTAGCTACCTTATAGGTTAAGCCTATAATCTTACCTCGCTGGTATAGGTTTAGTATATCACTAACGTCACCATTCACCACCTCTCTGCCTAGAAATGTCTTGGGCATAGGGCCAAGGAATACAACTGACATAGGCACATCGGTTTGTAACGCTTGCTCGACATACGTTTGATACTCTTCTGCCTTGCTATAGCTAAACATCAATTGATAATTAGCAGGTAATTTCTTCATTCGTTTACTAACCTTCGTGTAATCATAGAAATTAATGTCAGGGAATCTCTGAGGTATAGCCCCATTTTGCATTAACTCCCATCGTACATCACTCAACACGTTAAGTCTAATCCAACACTCAACCTCATTCTTTTTGCATAACTTCTCAAATAGAGTTATCTCATGTATTAGCTGTGCTATAAATGCCTTGCGATCCGAATGATACCAATCTGTCTTGGCTTGCCTCGCTCTCTCCACTGCATTAAACGTACCACGACCCGCTAATTTGAGACACTCCTTGGCACAGGCTGCAATCCACCTCATTATGCATACTGTATCATCAGGCATCATACTCAAACCTGCTACCCTCAACTTAACATCTTTATTGTTCTTGGCTAGCTTAGTGTTGCCACCGCTTGTGTCTAGTAATTTCATTATATTATTCTCCAATTGTTTCCAGTGGAAACTTTATTTATATTCTATTAAGCGACCACTAATGGTAGCTTTACCATGATTTAGTAACGCACTAGCTAAGTCGATAGTAGATGAGCTATCGGAAGCAAAGCCTACAATATAACTGCATGGCCCTCTTAACCAATGGCCTACAGATTTAGGTTCTTTTAATGGACGCGCATAAACTACGCCGTCAATATACACTGCTTTATTTTCCATATTATTCTCCAATTGTTTCCAGTGGAAACTTTATTTTCCTATAGTCGAAACGATATAACCTATCAACACAAGACAACATAGCACCGCGCCAATCCATGCTAAATCTACAATCATATACATATTATAAACCTCCAAATAATGCGCGAGTGCATAGTACAATGATAGCTATGCCGCTAATGACGCCTAATATATTAAATACAATATTAGCTACCCTGTCAAACTTTTCTTGTGCCACTACTTCGGCACTCGGTTTAATACTCTTGTTAAAATCTCTCATAATAATCCTTAATTGTTTCCAGTGGAAACTTTTAGTTTTTGTAAGGCTGTAGCTGTCATGCATTTGGCTTGCAACAATCTAGATTTTAAATCATCACGCTGTCGCAATTGATCAAATTCCATTTGCAATAATTGCTGCAAGAATTTTACAGTTCTTATACGCTTCTCAATATCAGACATACCGCGAGCAATGATACGCTCATCCATATCAACAACATCCGCAGAATATTCTGTTTGATATTGTCGAATTTGTATAACGGAATCATCAATAGACGCGATTAATTGGGCAACTTTTTGCTCAGATTCTAGCGCATTATGGTAGCTTAATTCAGACATAATAATAATCCTTAATAGGGAATAAAAGGGGAAACAATACAAGGGGAATTTGCATTGTTTCCAATGGAAACTATTTTATTTAGCTGCTTTTTTGGTTAGCTTTTCCACAAGCTTTGTTAACTTAGCAAGAGTTATAGCTTTTTCCTTGTCATCATTGCACCACTTTTCGATCAGTTGCAGCTTAGTAAGCGGCTTAGTTTTATACACTTCAGTACGAAATGCGCTATAGGTGTCGTGTGATTCGGGGCTAATGTCTAATGATGCGGCTTTTTTCATAGTGGCGACAACCTGTCGACATTGCATAACAGACTTAACTTGTGCATCATCTTTAACCTTGCCATATGCACCAGCATAGACCACCTTGCAAGCCGCCGTGACGCTTGTTTGCTTCTCCTCAAGTGTACTGTCGTCTTTATATAGTTGAATAGCTAGGGCCATGCGAGCACAACCTGTCTCTTGTTTAGCTACTTGTTCAAGGTCGAAATTGTTACCAATGGCAGTAAGATTGTTTTGTAAATCGATTTTAACTAACATAATAATTTCCTTTATATAGGTATTGATTAAGTCGGGCCTTATGCCCTAGTTGAGAATGATTCTCATTTGCATTAGCATCATCTCTTTGCTGCTGCTGCCCCCTGATTGTACCGTGTCAATTAGTAAAGTCAATTTATTAGTAGTTATTTATCATAATAGTTTTATATAGTGCATATCAGTTTGGTGAATAGTGGTCAATATTAGCCCATATTTGAGCATATTAGCATTGTCTAATTATATCCTGTAAGGCCATAGGACGAATATGACAAGGTTTTAATTTAGGCAATGCCTAGCTATAGACCTACTTTTATATAGCTTAGATGGCCTTATAGGTAGCTTACAATTTATATTAGCTTTATCTAATGTGCCTATAATCCAGGGCGAATGAGACTCATTATCATTTACGAATGAGAATCATTTACATATATTATAATTGTTTCTACTGGAAACTATATGGGGTAGTGCCTTGTTTAATTTATGCCTATGGGTACCTATCTGTCTCCTCACTTGTATCAATTTAAACTATCATGATATAACTTGATTGACCTTATAAGCTTTGTCTAATGTAGCTCTATAGATATTAGCATAGTCTAATGAAGGGGCGGGGGAGGGGGAAGCTCTATATAGGGGAGGGGGTATCTGCTTAGATACAAAAAAGAGTCAAATTAGAGAAATGTAATTACTATGTAAGTCTATGTAACTAAAGGTAATAAGAACAATGTTAATATAACTATATGATCTAGATAATGGAGGCTGCTGCGGAGGGTTGTGTAGTGGTAGTGAGTCCCGCCAGAGATCTACTATAATGTATACTCCAATGTATACTATATACTCCAATGTATACTTAATGTAACGAATATGAACCGTCATGTAGAAGATAACTTAAATATCTCTTGACTTTTAATAGAAAGTATGCTACCCTCTATTCCTACTATATAGGACTGAACAGAACTA